AGTCAGCTCCGGTCAGTATGAGAAAAGCAGCCGAGTCCAAGATAAAAGAACATGGTGGTGGTATAGGTCCCAAGCAACACTGGCAAGATCTCATGCAGGAAACTGTCACAGATGTTCGACCACTATGGGCCAAAGCATATCATAAACTGGCTCCTAAGATCGAACGTCATCGCGACAGTTTCCTGGCTGGACAACTCTATGACGAATTAGAAAACATTGCCGAACTGCACGGTGCCGAAGGCGAATTCAAACGCATGATGTCCACGGCTAGAAATCGTGCGCACATGGAATATGACACCAACCCTGGTGGTTTCCAAAACTGGTTCTGGTTCCTGCCCTTTGAAGACAACATGGAAGAAGGCTGGAGTGATCAGGGCAACCCTACCGCATATTCAGTCTACATCGACGGACGCGAATGGAAAGGTAATTTCAGTTACGAACAAGCCAGAGATGTGGCTGAAAAAGTGCAGGCTAATCTCCGCCGTCAAGGTCGCAAACAAACTGTGACCATAGCACCCAGTAAAACCAAAAAGGTCCAGGAAAGCGACGAACAACTACTGGAGGGCATTAAAGATGCTGCCGGTGCTACGGCCGTGATAGCCTGTTTGTTGACCGGCGGAAGTTTGAGCGGGTGTGCCACGGCGCCTCAACAAACTAGCGCACAACAAGTCCTTAAAACAGGACAAGACATTGGTCGTACAGTACAAACAGCCAAAAAAATAACACGAGCTGGCACCGAAGAGGAAGTCCGCCAAGAACTACGCAACATCCTGCGTGGTATCAGTGGTCGTCCAGAAGAACTCAACCACAGCAACATTATCCGTATCTGGAAACGCATCAAAGGACAACCTCCAGTTTCTCCAGAACCCGAAGCCCCAGAATATGGTCCAGGAGAACCGGTTCGTCGTCCGGCTACTGAAGCCAAAGAAATAAAAACCAGAGATGACTTTCTAGATGCACGTGCTGCTTTATTACGCAAGATGGAAATAGATCCAAATCCAGCCAACAAACAAATCATAAAAGCAGAAATACGCAAATTAGAAAATCAAGCAGAACAAGAAGGCTGGCTCAGTATTCAACAACGTCTGGTCCGTGAAAACAGCGACAGTGGTGAAGCTGTGGAAATGGCCATCATGCGCAGAATGTTGGTAGCACACACCGATCTAATCGTAGAGTTTGGCTTGGACAAGGTAGTGGATGCTATAGAAGAAGTGGCCTACGATGTGGGCGATATCGACGAGATTGGTAGTAGCGATGTGTCCGGTTGGGTCAATCAAGTCCGACAGATCCTGGGTGTGGACTCATGAGATATCAAGAAATCCTAGAAGCTTGCTGGACAGGTTATCGCCAAGCCGGCATGAAGAAAAAGGGTGACCGTCAGGTACCTAACTGTGTGCCCGTCAGCGAACAAGAGATGGAAGAAGATCTCAAGAAGTGGTTCAAAGAAAAATGGGTGCGTTTTGGTCCCGACGGCAAGATCCGTGGCGACTGTGCCCGAGGATCCAGCAAAGAAGGCAAGCCAAAATGCTTGCCACAGGCCAAGGCACATGCCCTGGGCAAGGCGGGTCGTGCGTCAAGCGCGGCCAAGAAGCGTAGAGAAGATCCCAATCCTGAACGCCGAGGTGCCGCAAAGAATGTGGCTACCAAGGTCAAAGAAGGTGTTCCACAACAAGCCATACACCGTTATTTGGCCATTGATGCCGAGACTGATGTGGAAGCTGTGCGAGCAGCCATTAAAGCCATAAGTCAAGATTCTGCCTTGAGTGACAGCCAAAAGTCACGCTATCTTGGATACATATTTGCCTTGGTAAGAAAACATCGACTACTCATCGGACGTCCATATTATCAATTCCTGCAACGCTACATGGAAGAGCAGGTAGATAACGAGTGGGATGATCCAGATGAGTTTGGCATGCCCGGCAGTGAATTTTTTCCGGATGATGATCGCTTACGAGACGGTGACTATGTGCGTGACAGGCAGGATGGCGAATATGGAGAAGTGTTCCGCATGAGCGGTGATCCCACGGAACGTAGAGTTCGTATCTTGGATCGTGATGGCAAGGGTTGGTATATTAGCCCAGATCGCTTGGTAGCAGTAGAACGTGACGATCCTGCCATACTGAAATTCTTTGGTAAGAAACGTCACCGTGACATGGATGAACAGTTAGATGAAAAACAAGACGCCTGCTACCGCAAGGTAAAAAGCCGTTACAAGGTCTGGCCGTCAGCCTATGCTTCAGGTGCCCTTGTTCAATGCCGTAAAAAAGGTGCCGCCAACTGGGGCACAGGAGCCAAGAAAAAATGAAAACATACACTTTTAAACATCCTATAACCAAAACCTGGATAGAAATCGTTGCCGAGTCATTCCACGAAGCACTGAAAAAACTCAGGCAGGTAAATTAATGAGAGATTTAATCAATCTGGTAGAGGCCATAGAGAGTGGGTGTCCTCCAGCCACACAAAGCATTGACCTCAACCTTCGTAATCGCCAAAAGGCCATAGACGAATACCACTATGGTCCCTTGAATCCCAACGAGCCCAACGAAGAATACTGGACCGAATTAGCAGACAAGTGGAACACCGATGACATACAATCAGTCAAAGCCAATCGCTGTGGCAACTGCGCAGCTTTTGATGTCACCGAAAAAATGTTAGACTGCATTGCCCGAGGAATAGGCAGTGAGCCAGGTTCGGATCCACATGATACCATCGATGCCGGGCAATTGGGCTACTGCAAATTCTTAAAATTCAAATGTGCAGCCAAGCGCACCTGCGATGCCTGGGTCGAAGGCGGTCCAGTCACTGACAAAAAAAAAGAATTAGATGAACTAAGTTTTCTAGGCAGTCCATGCACCAAAGATTGTAGCGGACATCGTGCTGGATATGAATGGTCAAAGGCACGAGCTGGCGCCAAAATCCCCAACTCCTGGAGCCCTAGTTTTAACAATGGTGCAGCATTACACAAGGCAGGCAAATGAACGATTATCCAGTATATCCCGAGGACGACGGCAGTGATACTCCAAGACTTCCATACGCACCAGCGTAATCTAGACGAGTCAAGTGGCTACAGCCTGGCTGGCAGTATGACTCGTGATCTCACAGCCAGCAAGGTCTGGCTGTTGAGTGAATTAGAACGAATACAACGAGATTTCAGTGCGATCTACATGCTGGGATCATGGTATGGCAACTTGGCCTTGTACATGACTCTAGAACAAAGAATCAGTGCTGACAAGATCATCTTGGTAGAGAAAAATAAAGAATTTTTAACAGTCAGTAAAAAAATATTGGATCGTGTGGGCGCTGGCAATATTGACTACATGTTGTCTGACAGCAACAAGTTAGATTACAGACAGCTAGGAGAACAGGGTTGTGTGATCAATACCAGCCTTACAGACATGCAGGGACGAGCATGGTTTTTGAACATACCCGATGGTACTCTTGTGGTCATGCAAGGTCGTGATCATGACCCTAATCGCAACTTTGAGAGCACACAGGACATCGTGGATCGTTTTCCCTTGAGTCAAGTGCTGTATCACGGACGTATGCAACTGCATGATCCTGAAACTGAATATACACGCTACATGGTCATTGGACGCAAATAGGATTTGGCCTTAGGACCGAATGCCCGGCTGCTGGGCTGGCAATGCGATTCGCTACCGCTGCGTCAAAAGTGAGCTAATTAATAGCATGAACTCTGATGCATACATGTTGGTAGCAGGTTGCAGTCATACTGCAGGCGTGGGTATAGATATCAATCACAGCTGGGCAAACGTGTTGTCTCGGCAATTGAACCTTGATCTAACGAATCTGGCACGTAATAGTGCCTGTGCTCGATATGTAGCAGATGTTTTAATAGATTGGCTAGCACAAACTCAAACTCGGCCCACGTTGGTTGTTGTACAGTGGCCTAATCCTTACCGGAGCATGAAGATCATCAATCAACAGCCAAGATTTTACAATGTTAATTCCATGGATGAAGATTTTGCTCAGAGATTACGACTGTGTCCTGAAAGTTTTATATCCGAATGGCAACAAGCAGTGATTGACTTGAACCGGAGTTGCCAGACCAAGTTGATCAACATTTGTTTAGAGAGCTTAGACAGCGATGTGGTCAAGCCAGCACAGTATTTGATGGATTTTGGAATACGACTGCATCTAGATGAAAAGACACCTGGCCAGACCTGGCATTTTGATTCGCTAGCCACGGATAACATGCATCATTCTGAACAATGTCACCAAAAATGGGCTGATCGCATATTGACTATAGTCAAAAACAATGTATAATAAGACATCAAGGAGAAATACAATGTCAACCAAAAACTTCAACGCAGAACAAACCAAGAAACTCAATCAAGTCATCAATGAAGGCATGCAGGTCATGCACGAAATTGAAACTCTTACTGGTGGTCTCAACGACACTGTTAAAGCCATTGCTGAAGAACTTGAAATCAAACCCAATGTGCTCAAGAAAGCCATACGCTTGGCACACAAGGCAGAATTTGGTCGTGAACAACAGGATCACGAGTTGCTGGAACAAATCTTGACCACGGTAGGAAAAACTCTATAAGTACTGTTTTAACAACAGCGAGTCGTTCACGTTACGAACATGAATCATGGCCAACCAGCCATAAGTGGAGGAAAATTTGAGTTATATCGATGCACTTTTTGATCGTGAACACGATCGCATACATGTAGTTGAGCGTAGAGATGGCGAACGTCGCTATCAAGAATACGCACCCAACTACACATTCTACTACGATGATCCCCGCGGCAAGTTTACCAGTATCTACGGCAACGCAGTAAGCCGCTTCAGCACAAGAAACAACAAAGAGTTCCGCAAAGAAATTCGCATACAGAGCGGTAAGCAACTGTACGAATCCGACATCAATCCTATATTCCGTTGTCTAGAAGAAAACTACAAAGGACAAGATGGTCCTAAACTAAATGTAGCGTTCTTTGACATTGAAGTAGACTTTGATACTGATCGTGGATTCAGCCCACCCGAAGATCCATTCAATCCCATCACGGCTATATCAGTTTATCTAGGATGGGTTGACCGCTTGATCACACTAGTAGTGCCGCCCAAGCACATGACCTGGGAAACAGCACAGGAAATCTGTGTTGAGTTTCCGGATACTTTTTTGTGTGAGCGTGAAGAAGACATGCTGAATCATTTCCTGGATATCATACAAGATGCTGATGCCTTGAGCGGTTGGAACAGTGAGGGATATGATATCCCTTACACCGTGAACCGTGTGACTCGTGTGTTATCAAAAGATGACACACGCAGATTCTGTTTGTGGAACCAGTATCCCAAGGGCAGGACCTTTGAACGCTTTGGCAATGAGAGTCAGACCTATGACTTGATTGGTCGTGTACACATGGACTATATGCAGTTGTATAGAAAATACACCTATGAAGAGCGCCACAGCTACAGTCTTGATGCCATACTGGAATACGAGGGTCTAGAGGGCAAGACCAAGTTTGAAGGCACATTAGATGCCCTGTACAATCAAAACTTCAAGAAGTTTATTGAGTACAACCGACAAGACGTCAATGGTCTGGCACAATTAGACAAGAAATTAAAGTTCTTGGACTTGGCCAATACCCTGGCACATGAGAACACAGTGTTGCTACAAACCACCATGGGTGCTGTGGCTGTGACCGAACAGGCCATCATCAATGAAGCACATGAACGTGGACTTGTGGTGCCCAATCGCAAAGAACGCTATAGTGATGAGGACACACAGGCCGCAGGTGCCTATGTGGCCTACCCCCGCAAAGGCATACACGAATATGTGGGTAGCATTGACATCAACAGTCTATACCCTAGTGCCATTCGAGCACTTAATATGGGACCCGA